AATAGCACCTATGACTTATGTAAGAGATGATAATAGAAATGCTATATTAGATTTTCTGTATAAATATACGGGAGCTAAGATATTTAGACAAAATGGGAAGACAAATATTCATCCTGCTGGACAGAACAGTAAACAAGTAGATAAGTGGAGTGCAGGGTGTCAAGTGTTAGCTATTATGACTGAATTTATGGATTTTATGAAACATATTAAAAACTCTTTAGTATATGGTCATAAAAATGTATTTAGTTATGCTTTGTTTGAGATAGAATTTTTAGATGGTAGGAAATAGAAAAATATGTATTAATTATCACGATATAAAAGATGCTGTTACTTATAACAACAATCTTGTATATTCTGGAGATACATTTAGCCCTAGAGCTAAAATACCTGATGAACAATATGTAAGTGCAAGATTTTCTTTTGCTCCATCTCAAGTACTTGACTTTTTTATAGACCCTCAAAGTGAGGAAAAAGATATTATTGTTTGGCTTAGTCATAGAGGGGAAATGAGATTTGAATATGACGCTCTATTAGAATCTGAGTTAGAAATGATAATGAAAGTAAGATAAATATAAACCTAAAAAACAAAACAAATGAAAAATCCAAAATTAATTGAAACAGTAATTGAAGGAGCTACTTATAAAGTACCTACTTTTAAAGTAACAAATGAAGGAATTGAAGATGGTAATGGTATTGAAATTGTTTTCTGTAAAGGAAATAAAGAAGATGAATCTGTATTACGTCAAGAAGGTATATTTACAGAAACACTTATCCAAACTGCAAAACAATATCTTGAAAGTGTAAATGTTGGTCAAATGGCTACAAGAGAAACTTCTATGGTAATTACTAAACTTGATGAAGCTTTAATGTAGATTGCTAAAAGAGCAGAAGATAGAAAATTAAGAGGAGTACAAGGAACTTATCAAAAATAAAATATGGTAAATGTAGTAATGGGAATAATTCCTATAGGAATGATATTTCTAATACTAACAGCTTTATTTCAAGTATTAGGAGTAGGTATAAAAGTTAGAAAAGTAGTAGCTGTAATAGGATTTGGATTAGTTATTATAGGAGCATTACTGCTATCTATAAACTACTTTATAAATGGGATACAATAAAGATACAGGTCTATACGAACTTGAAGATATAGCTTTTGTAAATACTAGTTTATTTACTGAAGCTGCTCGCCATTATAAGAAACATGGCTGTTATACTTTTGCTCCTGATGGGAGTAGAGAGCATAAAGAGTTTTGGGATATAGAAGAAGATAGGAGAAAGAATGGTATGACAGTTCCTGGTAAACTTATTACCAAGACTGCTCCTAACGGTATGAAGTATCAAGAGATTCAGAATGTACATATAACAGGTAAACATTATGGGTTTCTTAATTATGGTAGGATTAAGTTAACAAAAGATGCTGATTCAGAAGAGTTAAAATATCAAACAGGTAATAAACCTAAACATGCGAGAAAAGTTGGTAAAAAAGAAATCGACTTTCCTCGTTTTATTGATGGACAGTATCATTGGTTTAAAGCTAAACAAGAAGCTACTTTATTAGGTTTAAATCTAATAGCTTCTAAAGCCCGTAGAAAGGGCTTTTCTTATATGGAGGGGTTTGATTGTGCTGATGAAATTAACATGAATAGAGAGGTTCTTTGTATTGTAACTGCTTTCGATATGAAGTATCTTACTAAAGGTAATCAAATATTACCTATGTGTAAAAGGTACTTAGATTGGTTTGAGAACGAAACTGATTTTGGTAGAGGGTACTTAAAGGAAGAACTTGATTACATTAAACTAGGATTTAAAAAACCCGGAGAAGGGCATAAAGAGTATGGATACAAATCAGAGATAATTGGATTATCTATGATGAACAACCCTGATGCTCCTGCTGGTAAAGATGCTGTACTTATTAAGTTTGAGGAATCAGGTAAAAATCCTATTCTTAAAGAAGCTTTAAGTATTACAATGAGTACTACTGAGGACGGTGGTTATACTACTGGTCGTATTGATATATTTGGTACAGGTGGTACTAAGGATGCTAACTGGAAAGATTTTGAAGATATTTATTATAACCCAACTGATTACAACTGTTTAGCTTTTGATAATATTTGGGATGAGGGTAGTAGAGGAACTCCCGCAGGTTTCTTTTATCCACAACAAGTTGGTGACCCGTTGTATTTAGATAAAGAAGGAAACAGTTTACAAGCTGAAGCTTTAAAGCACCATGAAATGTTAAAGGAAAGTAAAAAGAAAACTTTAACACAAAGTGCTTATATTAGATGGACATCTCAAAGAGCTACTTGTGGTAGAGAAGCTTTTGCTTCAGGTAGTGATAATATCTTTCCTACTGCTGAATTATCTGAACAAAGAAACATTGTTTCACATAATAATGATTATAAATACTTAGCTAGAGAAGGACAATTAATAAGAACAGGAACAGGTGTAAGGTTTAAATCTAATGACTTATTAAGAGCTGAAGGATTAAAAGCTTTTGACCCTATTAGAGATTATCCACTTAAGAAAGAAGATAATCCTACAGGCTGTTATGTAGAATGGTTTAGTCCTTATAAAGACCCTGTAACAGGTAAAGTTCCTGATAACTTATATCGTATATTTCATGACCCTTATGCTCATGATAAAGATACTAAAGAAATTTTGATGAATGATTCATTAGGAGTATCTTATGTATATGAACAAATTAATAACTTTACTCCTGGTAGAGGTGGATATTTAGTAGCTTCTTATATTGGTCGTCCTCCTAGAGTAGATGATTATAATGAGAACTTACTTAAGATGGCTGAGTATTGGAATGCTAAGATAATGTTTGAGAATGATAGGGGAGATGTAAAAGGTTATTTTGGTAGAGCTAAGAAAATGGAATACTTAGTTGATGAACCTGAACTAGAATGGATTGCAGCTTTAAAGGGAAAAACTAAGCGTGGAAAAGGTATCAATATGACACCTCAACGTAAAGCTCAAGCCGTTATTTATCTTAGAGATTGGCTTACTGAAAGTAGAGGAAAAGATAGTTTTGGTAATGAAAAAATGAATTTACATTATATATATGATGTCGGTTTGCTTTCTGAATTGTTACGTTGGGGTATTAAAGGTAACTTCGATAGGGTTTCGGCTCTACTGGTTGGTATGTACGATATTAAAGAAACCGTTCATGTTAAGATTATTCCTTCTAAAAAAAGAAGGGAAAATTCTTTTTTTACACATAAGATGTTTACTAATGATTAATCTGTAATGGCTGGTATTCTTCCAAGACAAAAAATAAGTGAAAGAGAACGTACCCTTGAATGGTATAAGGAAAACGTTCTTTACCGTATAGAAGAAAGCAACTTTTGGAGTTTAGATAGAGCTGAAATTTTTAGACTATTTAAAGTAGCTTCAGGAGAAATAGATTTATCAGAGTACAAATATGTTTTAAATCCATATAATAGTACTACTGAAAACTTAATCAATTATCCCGCAGCTATGCGGAATATTGATATTATTACTCCTATTATTAATTCTTTATTAGGAGAAAAAGCAGATAGACCTTTTAATCATAAGGCTATAGTTGCTACTCCTAACACTGACAATAGAGCCAAACAAGAATCTGATAAGGCTTTTATTCAAGCGATTTCTCAAAAATTTATCAATGCTTTAAATGAATCAGGGTTTCCTACAGGAGCTCCTAGTAAAGAAATTCCTGAACTTGATAAAGTATTAGCAGATTATAATGTTAGTAATGTTGATAAGAGAGCTATTGTAGCTCAAGAGATAATTGATTATCTAAAATATCAACTTAACTTAAAAGATAAGTTTCAAGAAGGTTACTTTGATTGGATAGTTTCAGGTAGAGTATTTAGTTATAAAAATGTTTTCTTAGATGCTTTATACTATGAAATAGTTCCTGTATTAGAATTATATTATGGTAATACTAAAACAGGATATATTGAAGATGCTGACTATGCTATAAGAAAAACAAGATTCAGTCTTAGTAATATTATAGACCGTTGGAGAAAAGAGTTAACCAAATAACAAATAGATTTCTTAGAAGAGAAAGTTAGAAATGGTACTGGTTTTTCTAACAGTACTGATATTCGTTCTACTAATGTATCTATAGATAAAGCAGCTAATCAAAAAGGAGATTCTACTACAATATTAACTAATTCAGATTTAATTGATGCTGAACATGTTGTTTGGAAAGGATTTGAAGAAATTGGTATCTTGACTTATATTGATGAAGTAGGTCAAGAACAACAAATGGAAGTTGAAGCTAACTATAAGC